CGTAGACATGTCTTTTCTTGCTGACGTTGCCAGCGGCAATGTGCAGGTGTTCGCGCCATGCAGCCGCAATGCGCCGTAATCTGCCACGCCACCAAACCTCATTAAACATGCGAGTGATAGCAGGGGCTATTTCATCCTCACCAACATATTTCTTTGTCACCCTCTCCCAATGCGGCGGGGTAACGTTGAATTGCAGGGAAATGAAACCGGCTCGCATGTACCAGGTGTACAGCGTTTGGAGCTCGCTAAATCCGGTGTCATCAATGTCAGCCAGTTCAGCACGAATGAAATTAGCGATATCAGCAGCCAGCAGGTCAATATCGGCGCGCGACATATCAGGGAGGCGGTTATATCTGGCGACCATATTAACCATGCGTGACGCCAGATATTGCATAAGCTGGGTATCAAAATGACCACCAAAAACAGCGGTTGATACATTGCTGTTGATACCCGCACACTCGTATTTTTTTGCGACCACTTCAAGACGTGGCAATGCCTTTTTACAAAAACTAATTAAAAACGCATTGGCTCGTTGACTGCCCTGATTTTGCTCCAGCACCGCAGCGGTGCGGTATACATCAAAACGCACGCACTCTGGCTGCAGAGAAAGCACCTTTCTCGCATGCAGCAAAGCCGCGAACATACGGTCGCGGCGATACTGTTGATCATAAGTAATATATGGGCTGGCTATTGCTGACCGTGGAGCATTCCACGGATAAGCCAATTGAACCGCCAATTCATACCCCTCGATAATGTTTAGATTTCAATTCGGTGACCTCCTGACAGGTCACGCAAAAGGCCACACCCGGAACCGCAATGCGGCGAGCTTCCGGGATTGGTGCGTCACATTTTTCGCAGAGAAAACGGGAAGGCGCAGCGATACGGCTGCGCGCGTTGCTGATGTGGCGTTCGCGGTCTTCCTGCTCGCGCAGTTGTGCTAAATCCATTGCGTCGGCCATTAGTGCAGCTCCTGTGATTCATTCTCAAAGCGGGTTGCTTCACGGCGCAGCAGTTCGGCAGCTTCGGTGCCGCTCATACCCTCTTTGGTGATATGGATAGCCAGCGCCTCAAGGCGGATGGAAACAGCAAGCGCGCGGTCTTTACGCTCTTCTTTTTTTGCATCGGTCAGCAATACGGCAAGCACATCACTATCAGTGTTAAAACTACGGGTTTCGGTATTACGCATAATTGACTCTCCTGATTTCGGGCAATAAGAAGCCCGGCGGGTTTACGCCATTCAATTTCTGTTTGTATTAATTCGGCATGGTTAGCCGTTTTGGAAATAAGCTCACTACTGCACGAAAATGATTCATCGCTGTAATAAGCGCTTTTTTCTCGTCAGTAGTCAGCTCATTTAATTCGAGCTCATGACGAGCCGACGGTATTTTTGCCAGAAAGAAAATAGCGGCCAGCGCCCGATTATTTTCTTCAAATTGTGGGTCACGTTTATCGCGCATATCATCGACAAAACGCTCAACCTCTTTCCAGCTATCGCCCCAATATTTCGCGCGCAATTCAGCCACATGATTGAGACCGGCCAGACGTTCACCCGCTTTTAGTGGAACAGTCGCGGAAACAGCTTCGATAGCCATGATTCCCCCTGCTTTTGAGTAGAGAGGCCAGCCAGGAAATCAGCCTGTGAGCGGCTCGGGTGCCAGCGCTTGCCGTCCTTACCTGCGATCCAGCCGTGGCCATAGTGCATGCCGGGGCTTTGCTTAACGAGCAGAGATGCGAATGACGGTTCACTTTTCAGCATACGCACCTCAAATCAACCCGAAGGATGCGCCAATACCGCTCATGGTATCGACCACGCTCGACATAGCGGGGTTAGTCTGCAGACGCGCATGCAGCGCCAGCGCTGACAACGACAACATGCGAATGCCAGCATTAACGCTTTCAATCATGTTGTGCTTACGGGCAGAGGTTAGACGTTCATCAGATACCGCACCGCTCGCCAGTTCGCCGAGTTCACGCATTGCTCGCATGACATAAGACTGCAATTTGTCTTTAGCCAGCTCATTGACCGGCACACAAGGCAGACAATGAATCTGAGCCAGAAAACCATCGACGAGAGTCGAGTCTTCGGTCAGGTCAGTCAGCAGCCATAACTCAGGCGGCGTTAACTGGTGAGGCTGTTCCGGGTTGAGCTTGTTACGTAACGTCTGAACATTCATACCCGCACGCTCTGACAGCTTCGCCATGTTGTGACGCTGCGCAAAGGCGCGGCATGCTTCGTCATAGTGGGGATGTTTGGAAACCTGAAAATCAAACATGTTGCATCCTTACAAGTCACATAAAGTGAATTAAGCGCCGATGACGAGTTGAAAACGGGAATGACCCAACGCCTTACGCAACTGCTCTTCTTTCCAGCGTGCGTAATAAATACGAATCGGGCCACCTGCTTTCTTGCGGCCTTTACGGATGGTGCGGGGTTCGATTGGTACACGAGGGTTGTCGCCTGTTGTCCAGCGATAAGCGGTACGCTCAGAAACACCTTCAAGTTTTGCAAACTGCTGCAGACTAACGATAGGTGCAGGTACTTTGATGATTGCGATTTCAGAAGCCATGTTGCATGATTCCCTTTTGCCAAAGTTTGCAATTGAAATGACTCTGTTTGCCAACACTCGCCGTCAATTGCGTAGGTTTAGCCAAAATATATCTCCCAATTGAGAGATAGTAAATAGGTTTTAGTGAAATGAAAATAGATTCTTTAGGATGGAGCAACGTAGACGTCCTTGATCGCATCTGCGAGGCTTATGGATTTTCACAGAAAATTCAATTAGCTAACCACTTCGATATTGCTTCAAGTTCGCTATCGAACAGGTACACCCGAGGCGCTATCTCCTATGATTTCGCCGCACATTGCGCTCTAGAGACAGGAGCAAATCTTCGTTGGCTACTTACTGGGGAAGGTAGAAAGTTCGAAAATGAGAAACCTGCAGAGGGAACTTTGAATCTTTCGATCCAATTATTCACAATAAGTGAAGGTCAGCTAGATGATCAGGGTTGGATTACAATTGATAAGACGTTTTTCCCTGATGCCATTTCTGATCCCTACATCGTCGAAGCTGATGGAAGATTTCATTTTATGGAGAGCAAAAATTCACTCACCGATGGCACTTATTTGATTGATGTTGATGGCAGCAAAAGCATACGAGAACTGACTTTTTTACCTGGTCAAAAGCTTCACGTTTCTGGCGGAAAGATTGCTTTCGAATGCAGTATTAGTGACATAAAAATTCACAATCGTGTTTTTGCCGTTTATCAGGAACTTTAACAATGACGGTAAGAAAAAATCCCGCCGGCGGCTGGATTTGCGAACTCTATCCAAACGGGGCGAAAGGCAAGCGCATTAGAAAGAAATTCGCCACCAAAGGCGAAGCGCTGGCGTTTGAACAGTACACCATTCAAAACCCGTGGCAGGAAGAAAAGGAAGATAGGCGCACGTTAAAAGAGCTGGTTGATTCATGGTACAGCGCTCATGGTATTACGCTGAAAGACGGCTTGAAACGTCAGTTAGCCATGCACCATGCTTTTGAGTGTATGGGCGAACCTCTTGCACGCGATTTCGATGCGCAGATGTTTTCCCGCTACCGGGAAAAGCGGCTAAAGGGTGAGTATGCCCGTTCAAACAGAGTGAAAGAGGTATCGCCCCGCACGCTTAACCTTGAGCTCGCCTGTTTTCGTGCAGTGTTCAATGAGCTGAACCGCCTCGGAGAGTGGAAGGGTGAAAATCCGCTTAAAAATATGCGCCCTTTCCGCACAGAAGAAATGGAAATGGCCTGGCTAACTCATGACCAAATATCCCAACTGCTCGGAGAGTGCAAACGGCATGATCACCCTGATTTAGAAACCGTGGTACGAATCTGTCTCGCTACTGGCGCTCGGTGGTCTGAGGCCGAGAGTATGAAAAAAAGCCAGCTCGCTAAATACAAAATCACATACACCAACACGAAAGGCAGAAAAAACCGCACCATTCCCATCAGTAAAGAGCTTTATGATTCCCTGCCTGATGAAAGAAAAGGTCGATTGTTTAGTGATTGCTATGGCGCTTTCCGGTCTGCGCTGGAAAGAACAAGTATCGAATTACCGGCAGGACAACTTACTCATGTTTTACGCCATACCTTTGCCAGCCATTTTATGATGAATGGAGGTAATATTTTGGTCTTACAACGTGTACTCGGACATACAGACATCAAAATGACTATGCGGTATGCGCATTTTGCTCCTGATCATTTAGAGGATGCGGTTAGATTCAATCCTTTACAAAAGGGGGTGCCCGGGCCCACTTAAACGACTCAACGAGCAGAGGTTTCTTAAAAGAAGGGGAATGGTAGTTAAGTGTCGATAATACTAACTTACCAATACTGAAAGCAGGTGAATTAGAGTAACAAGCAAACTCTAAAATTTTTATGACTTTGGCTAAAGCTTTTTCTCTCTCGACTATCTCACGAATTGCGTTAGTTACACGCTCACGAAAGCTTAGCGCTTTTGCAACCTCTTCGCCTACATCAGTTGGCGAAGCGAGAGCACCATTTCTCAGGGCTCTTGCTTTTGCGTTATGAAGCATCAGCAAGATGTCATCTGGTAGTATAGACGCATCAGAGCTATCTAATACCTGAACAGCCATATCGTACAACTGCTGAGGAGGTAATGCTTCAAAGTCCATGTCATCCATCTGCTTGAATCCCTTCTATCCGCTAACCTGTTTGCATAAAACGCTGCTCCATCTGCTGCAAACTATCAGGAGGAATGGCAGACTTCCTCCATGATTAAAATGGCGTTAAATTACTGTAACACAATGAAATGAATGGTTTTTTTTACGCATAAAACCTCCAACGTAAAAGTGTTTTGTTAACTTTACTGCTCACTACTCAGTTTAAGTTTTTTTGATCAGCGCGTTAAGAACCTCCTTAAGGTAAAGGAACAATGACTTACTGCCGAGTGAGTCACTATCACTTCCGAAGAAAAGCTGATACAACCTGAACAGCCAATAAAAGAAACGCATATATTTTGTGCATTTCTCTACTGTGTCTAAATTTTGAACAGATTTGCTACAAGCCTTCTTTCTGGATTTGCCTTTACCTTTCTTATTTGTGTTGCGATGAGTTGTATGCTTCGATTTCAT